AAACAAATCGTTTTCAGCAAGAGGGCAAAGAAATTACAGATAAACTATTGACATTCTTAGTTCAATAGATTATAATAGTTTTGTTCAGTGGATATAATCCATGACGGCGAGATGGAATCACGGAGTTAATAGCTCTACCATTTAGGACCCACGACGGACCCACTGACTTCGGGAGCAACTTTTGAACTGCCGACCGACTTACCAAGCGACGAAAGTTTCGAGGTAGGTCAACTGAGCAGGGATCTGACGCCAAAGAAGCGACCACTGAACATCTTTTTTGAATGGATTTATATTATGGGATTAGTACGTGGAATGTCAACGCTTAACACTCGTAAGCGTAAAACAAAAATCACAAAAGCCAAATACGCTCAATTTCATGAGGAATGGCTTGCTCACAATCGTTGGGCAAAATCAAAAGGTATGCATGACCTTCGATACGAAACCTTAGACGAATATATAAATTATTGTTTAGGTAAAACAAAAGTAAAGAAGGAATTTAAACCTTATCAACCGGAAGATTCATTTCGAAGACAAACGCCAAAGTATCCTAGTATGGAGATATCCTCCAAATCTGGTGGTGCAGGCACTAAGAAAGAATCACCAAAGTACACAGGAACATTAATAAAAGGTATTGCGACAATGCATAAGTCAAACGCAGTTCCTGTTATTAATCAAAAGGAAGCAACAGAAATAGCGAGGATGGCAAAATGACTTTGTATGTTGACTATAATTTTACAATTGACCAAGGAGGTCTTAAGTTGTCTGATAAAGAAAGAGATGACAAAGATTTTAATCAGGTTAAAGTTGACAGAACTCCACTTACAATTGGAGATAAATTTATATTAGAATTGGACCAAGATGGTTGCATGTTCTTTCGTAAGACAGGTAATGAATTTATGGACCATAAACAAATGGAGTTAGATTTTGGGTAAGAACGACATAACAGGAGATAACCTAACAAGCAAAGCGCCAAACAAAGCGTATGATGATGGTTGGGATCGTATCTTCGGCGAAAAGAAAAAAGATGAACCTCAGGAACGAGCTAATTGGTATGGAGAAGCTGATAAGTTAGATTCTGAATTTGCTCATCCTGCATATACAAGATATCCTCATCTTAAAAATCAAAAGATGAAACAAAAAGCAATGACTGAATTAAATTATGATGGCAACGAAGATCGTGGTCGTTACGGAGAAGATGAATCAAATGACTGAACCTTGGAAAATTATACAACAATTAGAATCTGATAATGGTAAACTTTTTAAAGAGGATGTCATCAGAGCTAATATTGATAATTCTGAGTTTGTGTCGGGTTTACAATTAGGACTTGATAATATGGTAACCTTTGGAGTTGCTCAAGTTCCTGAAAAGAAAGATCCTACAGGTGAAGGCATTACTCCTGAAGAGTTTGTAGAAGTTGCTTCTAAATTAGAAAACAGAACACTTACAGGTCATGCTGCTCGAGATGCGATTCTTGTTTTAATGGCAAAAGCAACACAAGAACAATGGAATAATTGGTATCGTAGAATCCTAATAAAGGACTTTAGAGCAGGTTTCTCTGTAAGTACAGTTAATAAGGCAGCAAAAGGAACTATCCCTGTATTCAAGTGTATGCTTGCTCATAGCGGTGATAACAATCCTAAAAAGATAACAGGTGATTGTGTTGTTGAATACAAATACGACGGTGTAAGAGCAATCGTAATTGTAAAGAATGGAGCTGCTACCATTTATTCTCGTAACGGAAAACAATTAAATAACTTCCCACATATTGTAGAAGCATTCAGTAATAGTATGTTTGATAACTTAGTGTTTGATGGCGAAGTAATGAGTAAAGATTTCCAATCACTAATGAAACAAGTACATAGAAAAGAAGGTGCTGAAACTCATGATGCTTATTTTGCATTATTTGATTTCTTACCTCTTGACGAATTCAGAACAGGTGGCGGAACATTGCCTCTTACAACAAGAAAGGAATTGCTCAAAGGATTTGAGATTTCTGAATATTTTAAAGATTGCATTTTATTAACTGATTATACAGTTCTTAATATTGAAGATGATGCTGATAAATTTAAAGCTATCAATCAGAGAGCAATTGATAATGGGTATGAAGGTATTATGGTCAAACCTGTAAATGGTTTATATGAATGTAAACGATCTTACGGATGGTTGAAAATGAAACCTTACATTGAAGTAACTTTAAAAGTAATTGATATTGAAGAAGGAACTGGAAAAAATGAAGGAAGCACAGGAGCCCTTGTCTGCGAAGGTACCGATGAAGGTAAGTTTATCAAAGTTAATGTGGGCACAGGTCTCAGCGATGATCTGCGGGATTCTATTTGGAATAACGCTGACGCTGTACTTAGCCAATTAATAGAAGTAAGAGCTGACGCTATTACAATAAGTCAAGATTCGGAAGATGAATATAGTTTACGTTTTCCGAGATTCAAATGTTTTAGAGGTTTTGAACCAGGAGAAAAGCTATGACACAATATGATGAAACAGTAGAGAAGCAAAGAGTTATGCTTGAGGCTGAAGAATGGTCGATGCAAGTAAAGTCGATTCATGTTCACTCTTTTAATTCTATGTACTATGATGACCATCCTGAAGACACAGAAGGTGGTAAGTCAGTCACTGATGTAGAATATAACTGCGGTTTGATTGTAAGGTCACAAGGTAGTAAACACCTTCGTAACTTTGGGGAAGAACTCAAAGGCGAAGCTTTATACGATCTTTACACAAGACAATGATTAAGTACATATCAGCGGCAAGCGTATTGCTTGTATCAATATATGCCTATGCAATAGATTATGATTATGTAATTTCTCAAGATGAACATTGTATGGCTTTGAACATATATCACGAGGCAAGATCCGATAACCTAGCAGGTAAATTTGCCGTTGCTGATGTTGTTATTAATCGTGTATATGACAATAGATATCCTAATACTGTCTGCGGTGTAATATACCAAGGTGATCACAAACCTTCATGGAAGGACCCTAATACACTTGTACCAGTTAGGAATCGCTGTCAGTTTAGTTGGTATTGCGATGGAAAATCAGATCATCCTTATGATGGAGATGCTTGGAGAGAATCCATTTTAATCTCAATGCAAATCATAGGAGATGGGAAGTATCGTGGATTAACTGAAGGAGCAACTCATTATCACGCAGATTGGATTGAACCTTATTGGGCTCCAACATTACAACAAGTAGGTACTATAGGAAGTCACATATTCTATCGAGCTGAAATGAATAAATAACTCTATAATTAAATTATGGAGTATATTATGAAATACGCTGGAGTTGACTACAGTTTAAGTAGTCCAGCAATTTGCATACATGAAGGTGAAGAATGGAGTTACGATAACTGTACCTTTTATTATTATGTAAAGCAAAAGAAATTGCTACAAGGAGAGAAGGGACAGTATCAAGCAACGATGTACCCTGACAATTGGAAAACAGACCAAGAAAGATATGATATGCTTGGTTCGTGGTCACAGTCAAAATGTTTTGAGTGTGACTTTGTTGGTATTGAAGGTTACGCATTTGGAGCAGTAGGTAGAGTATTTCAAATAGCAGAGAATTGTGGTTTGTTTAAACATAAGCTATATGAGAAAGGAATACCTCATGAAGTATATCCGCCAACAATGATTAAGAAATTTGGTAGTGGGAAAGGAAACGCAAATAAGGAATATATGATTGAGGCGTTTGAAAAAGAAGTTTCTATTGACATTCGCGAAAAATGTGGTATAATAAACAAATCATGGAATCCTATCACTGATATCGTAGATGCCTACTATATTTGTAAATACGGATTCTACAAACAAAACGGAAAATTAGATGATAGTAATATTTAACGGACCCCCAGCTTCAGGAAAAGACGAAGCAGCAAGTTTATATAAAGAACAGTTTGGATTTGGCAACCTGTCATTTAAGTATCAACTCTTCAAAGAAACAATAGCACATTTTGGAGTTGATAAAGAATGGTTCATGGAAGGTTATAACGATAGAGAAATCAAAGAAAGAAAAGAGTTTGCTTTAGGCGATAGGTCAAGAAGAGAAGCAATGATTCATGTATCAGAAGATATTATTAAACCACGAAATGGTAAATCATTCTTTGGTTGGAAAGTATCACAAGAAATTGAAGAAGGTATCCATTACGCTGTAGCAGATGGTGGATTTGTTGAAGAACTTGTACCTTTAATTGAAAAAGTTGGTGAAGAGAATATTATCGTAGTTCAGATTACAAGAGAAGGACATGATTTTTCAACTGATAGCCGCAGATACTTTAATGGTAATTTAATCAAAGAATACACAATTAATTACCCAACAGAAATAGATAGTGCTTTTGTTCTTGAACAAAAATTACCAAACATTAACACATATCGTATACATAATAATGGTTCAGTCAGAAACTTTCGTAGTACACTAACTGATATTTACAATGAATTAAAAGAAGATTATAACCTTGATAGCACTAACGGACAAATTACAGAAACTACCGATACCGAACATAATCAATCTTAAAGAGTGTACGGACCGAGCAGATTGGACAAGGTCAGAATTCTTAAGACACGGTGTTGACGATATAAAAATACATTCGTATGATCGTTATGAAGAAGGTGTTTCAATTCCATTCGTCGGAGATCCTTCTGTCGTTGATGCGACAACAAAAGGAGTTACGTCTTCACATCTTTTAACAATCAAAGATTGGTATGAAAATACAGATGAAGAATATGGATTATTCTTTGAAGACGATTTGGATTACGAAACGATTCAATATTGGAACTTCACATTAGAAGAATATATTGAAAGATGTAATCAGTGGGATTGGGGAGCATTACATATGTGTAATGTTTTTGAGTATCCTTATGATTATCAAAACGAATACATTCCGATGGTACCTAAACGAAGAGAACTCTGGGACCACGGATTACAAGCATATGCAGTTAAAAGAGAATATGCAGAAAAATTAATAGAATATTACTTTGGTGAATATTCAGATAAGATTCATTATCGTATGCCTTTAGGTAGTCCGGTAACGACAGAGAATAATATATTACATGGTTTTGGATTGGTTATTTCCTTTCCATTATTCAACCATAATGTAACTGACTTTAGGTCTAAGAATATATATTATTATAACGAACAAGCAAGTTCAGCTTTCTATTCTTACGAGTTCCTTGATGGATGGTGGGAAAAGAAAGGTCAGTGGTTATCACTTGATGGTATATTTGATAATGAACGAGAATCACATAAAATTTATGGAGAATTATAATGAGTGTTGTATATAAAGGTGAAGTTGTAGAAACAGAACTGTCTAAGAATTCAAAAGGCGGAACTGAAATGATGAGACAGCGATTGATTGATAATATTGATAAAGAAGTATTGGAAAAGGTAGCAGTACATTTATCAAGACCAAGAGAACTATATGATGATGTACCAAATATTCTTTGGTGTCATGACCTTGCAGAAGATCCCGAAAATAAAATCTTAAAAGAAGGTGGTTGGGAAAAATTCCATCACTTTGTATTTGTATCTGCATGGCAGCGTGACCAATACATTGTAAGATTTGGTATTCCTTATTCAAAATGCTCAGTGATTCATAACGCAGTTGAAGTGAAATACAACCCAAAAGAAAAAGACATGGAAACAATTCGTTTTGTTTATCATACAACTCCTCATCGTGGATTAGAACTACTTGTTCCTATCTTCGAAACTCTAAGCAGAGAATTTGATAATATTCATCTTGATGTATATTCAGGATTTGAGATTTATGGTTGGGAAGAACGTAACGAAGCATATAAAGAAATGTTCCAAAGAA